AGCTGGTGAATCGTGGAGATTTGGTACATTTCAAGTTGATGTACAACCCGATGGAAGGAGAGGATAATGACAAAAATTGTAGTAAGATTACCAGAGCCTAGAAAAGAATATAGTGAAGATAATCAAAGACAAATTAACAGATCTATCAGTTTGATTGTAGAACAATTAAATGCTACATACCTAACACAATTAAAAGAAGACCAAGAACGATTTACTTGGTTTGTAAATTAAATGGCAAATATATATAAAAACGAAAAAACAAGTTTAACAAATACAGATTTAACAACACTATATACAGTGCCTTCTAACTCAAGAGCTATTGTAAAATCTTTATTAGTGTCAGAAGATAATGCTGGCGCAGCAGTTGTAAAAGTAACATTAGTAGATGCAGCAGCAGCTGTTTTTGTCGTAGATAATAACGTTAGTTTATCTGCTAATGAAAAAGAACAAGTATTGAATGAACCCTTGATTTTGAAAGAAAGTGAGATATTAAAGGTACAGGCAAGTAGTGGTCAAGTAGATGTTATTGCATCTATATTAGAAATAAATAGAGAGGATTTATAATGCCATTTGTAAAACAAAAATCTGAAAAAATATATGAAAAACAAATAGATGGTAAAACAATACCAGTTATTACACCTGAAGTAATACTAACTATTACACACAAAGAAACCGGAAGAGAGTATCTTTCAGAAAAAGAAGTAGAAGACGATATTAACAGCCCACATACAAGCACTACTAAAGATCATATTAAGAGAGACGTTGAAGTAAAGATAGCAGAAATGCCTCCTCTTGGTGGATCTAGTGAGATGTAAGTTAGTTGACTAGACA